TTTCTACTCCTGGAGATGCTGGAGACTATAACAACATATCTAGTTCTGTCTTTCTAGATATTCCAGCAGGATGTTGCTCTTAGATTAGTGTAAGAAATATTGGAGCAATAAGCACCTCAGTAGAAAATGCAAACTTAATTGTTGAAAGGGTGGCTTGATTATCTTGGAACGCTTAAAATGTATTAAAAATTGTTTGATAGAGCAAGTAATGAATTAGATAACCGATTTAAAATGTGTAGATACTGCTGAATTAGGCGAAGTTATTGATATGATTAAAGACTTAGATGAAGCTATGTATTATGGCACAGTCATTAAAGCAATGGAACATAAATCAGAAGAAAGTATTGATCATGAATATTATGGTCGAAGTTATTTAAGTCGTAATTCTTACTTGGAAGCTAAACATAACCATTTAAAAAAAGAAGAGTTAATGAAACAACTTGAAAATTATGCTCAATATCTTGAAGATGATATAATGGATATGGTAAAAGAAGCATCTCTAGAAGAAAAACAAATGTTGCAAAAGAAAATTGTTAATTTAACAACTAAACTTTAATAATAAATAAAAGGGAACTTATTTTAATAATAAGTTCCCTTTTTTATTTTTTGTTTAAATTTTTTTCAAATTTCTCTGTAACCAATGTAAACAACTAATCTCCCTTATGATTTCCACCTAAGCCATTATACGCTTCATGATCTTCCATTAATTGTTCATATTCTTCTAAAGTAATTTTATGATCTACTTTAAGAAGTTTGGCACATTCTTGTTTAAATTCTTTACCCTATAAAGATAATATACCCTTTTGTAAAAGTTCAACCTGTTGCGTTATGCTATTAATTTCTTCTTTTAAAATAATATCATCTTTTTTAGTTTGTTCATAGGTTGAATCTATTTCTGTTTTAACTTTATCTAAAAAATTTTTTTCTGCCTAAGCTTTAGCTTTTTTAAACTATTTCCAGTGATACCGAGCCCAAACACTTAAACCACTGATAATTAAGCCAAAAAGAAATTCTACCCAATACTAAATTATAAACTATAACATCTATTTTCTCCCCTATCTTTTACGAGATGTTCTATAGTATATAAAAATTAAATTAAATTTATTTAATTCTTAAGACCAATCAAAGGGAATATTATTTAAATGATAAGTGCCTATGCAAATAGCATCTGACTCATCTTGTGTAGCTTTAATATTGTATGTTTCGGTAACATAGTTTTGAGCATTTCGTTTCTATTCAGCACGAGCCTTACCTTTTATTTTTAAGCCAGATTTCCAAGTAGTTGAAGGGATTATAGTGTAAGGAATGTTAAGATTTTCTAATAATACTATTAACACTCCTTGTAACTATGCTAAAACTTTAAAGGTTTTTACATTATTTATATTATTCTATAACTATATATCTTCAAATATTACTTCATTAATATCATACTCTTGAATTAAATTTAGTACTTGCTATTGAATATCTAAAAATCGCTTTCCTAACTCTTCTGCTTTTGGAATTATTTTGCCGTATTTAATAAGTTTTTTATCAGAAAATACAGCAAAACCAGACACTCTACTTGCCTGGTCTAATGCTAATATATTATTCATTTGTAGTTGATCCAAGTCCACCTTGTCTTAAAATTTCAGTTGGAGTATCATTATCAGTTACAAGATAGTTTTTAATAATGCCTTGACCGATAATGTCGCCTCTCTTAAGCTGAATAGGATAAGGTCCAATGTTCAGAAGTTGGAAGAAAATCTCTCCCTCATTCGCGCTATTATCCGCGTAATCAGCGTCTATTACCAATTTTGTTATCCTAAAGGCTTTTTATCCTTTAGCTCTTATACTTTACCATCGTATAAGTTCGGCGTACATTTTCATTTATACATATAAATGTTGAGCACTCTTGGATGGATTATATTTATTCACCATCTACGCTCTACGGTGATTCTTAACCTTTCGCAATTTAAGAATTTACCTCGGTATTGCCCTATTTTTGGAGGGTTTCACCGATTTTGCTCAATTTATAGTCGGCATAATTTCTACAAACTCGCTTGAAGTAAGCAGTAAATCTTCTAAGCATAAATCATTGAAATGTGTATATGGAATTCTAATTAAAGGAATGTTATTTTTTTTACACCATTCAGATTTTAAAAGATCGTGTTTGTGAGTATATTCATAATCGAAAATTGTTTCTTCATCATAGTGCTATTGTCCATCATATTCAATTAAATACTCATTATTAACGTAAAAATCAAAAGGTAATTCTTTCTTATCTTTACAAGTGTTAAATTTTTTTTCAGCTTCAAAAGAAATATTCGCTTCAGTCAATATTTCTTTTATTTTTTCATTTCCTTTTGAGATGTTTTTATGAGCTCCACAACTTAAGCTAGTACCATTTCTTAATGAAGTGCTGAGTACATCTCGCTCAATTCCACATTCGCATTTACAATGCCAATAAATATTTCCGCCTTTATCTCGTTTATTTGTCTTATATAAAACAGACCATAGACCGAATTTTTTATTTGCTAAATCGATTTCAGAAGTTTTTTTATTAATTACTTCTTTTCCAGTTAAATTAGCATCATACCAGACTTTTGTAATCATTCCTCTGGTTACATTAAATTCTTGTGCTAATTCATTAGAAGTTTTATTATAATACTGCTCAATAATTTTTTGTTTATCTTCTTCAGATAATTTATAAATTTTATTAGAGTTAGGATCATATCCTATTTTTTTTGCATAGTTTAATATGGATGTTCCACTGCAATGATATATTTCTCCTAGTTTATCTGCACTTTTTAGTTCATCATATAATTTTATAAATTCTTTATCATCAATATTGTCTAATTTATTATTTCTATTTTTAATAGTATAGTTATTTTTACGCAAATAATTAGCAACTGCAGTACTACTACAACCGTAGTAATCTCCTACTTTTTGACAGCTTCCTAGCGTCTCATACTGAAATATGACTTGTTCTATTGGAATATTAGTTATTTTTATTTCTTTGTTTTTGCTGTAGTCATACCCAATTTTTCTTGCATGTGCGGTAATGCTGCCTTTATCACAATCATATAATTCTCCCATTTTTCGGGAACTTTTTAATCTCTAATAATTTTCTATAAAAGTTTTATCATCACCAAAATTAATTCTTCGCATTTTTATACTCCTTTTTTTTATTTTCTTTGTTATATAAGAATAAAAAATAGGATAAATGTAATAATTAATTTTGACCAAACGTTGTTAAGTTAGAATAATAGTCTACCGACTCCATTAGCTAATATGAGCAAGTATTTAAGGGGTGTAGAGCTGCGCACAGAAAGTTCAAGATATTGATCTGGTTCTAAATAACATTTTACTCCCGTAGAAACTAGCGTCGGTTTAATTGGGCAAATTTCATTAAATCTAGAGATATAATCTTTTGCTTCAGATAATGTTAATTTTGTACCAAGAGCTGGGAATACGCTGCTTTTTTCTGGAAAAGTTTTATTAAGATTTGTACAAGTAGGAATAACAATATCTTCAGCTACTACAAAATCATATCCGGCTGAATTTTTAGTTTTACGCACTGGCAGATCGAATTCAATGTCTTTAAAACGACTTACTTTTTCAAATTTTGTCATTAGTCTACCTCGTAATTCAAATGCACAGATGAAACTGGTTCTTTCTCATCATTAAATTCTTTTTTAACAGTTACCAACTGCCACTCTTCTACAATGTCACCTTTTTCTTTTTTAACTTTTGTTTTATACCCAAAAGCCGTAAGAGAAAAATGTGAATCATTTTTTAAAGTTTCGTGAAGCTGCTCTGCTTCTTCAACAGTATCAACTCTGTAAGTTTCAACTGCATTAATTAAATATTTCATTTAATTGTACCTCAATTTCATTATTTTTAGATTGAATTAATGTTTTTAGTTCTTTTATATAATCTGTGTTACCAATTATAAGAACTTCATAAATATTATATTGTGTACAATATTTATCTATTTGTTCAGCAATCTACTCGGTTGGAATTTTACCAAGAAGAGTTGTTGTTGTACTATCTACTAAATAAACAGGAAAATTCAAAGTACCAAAACCGACTATAATTACGATTACTGGCATTCAACCACTCCTTCATCATATACGAACAAATAGCCAACAAAACATTCTTTATCTGGAGTTTGAATCCAATACTCTATATGGGTATTAGCTTCTGCTAATCCAATATTTTTAACTTCTCCTAAATTTTGAATACATTCTATTACTACATCTTCAAATTTTTCATTACTATTACTATTCATATTAAATAGAGTGTAATAATTTAAATCTCTATTTAAAAGCATATAATATTTTGCTTGCATAGTTTCTTTGAATTTTTGAATTAAAGCTTTTGCTCGTTCGAGTTGGGCTATATTGTAGGTTGGCAGTTGCGCAATAGCGGTTTTCGCCAATTCATATTCAGTTATGTTAAGATTACCTTCTACTGGCTCAAACTATTCCCATTCGTTGTTTTCTGCTACATAAATGTAATGTTTATCTATATCTTTTACATATACTAATTCTTTATCTTCTGGAGAATTAGTAAGTTTTTTATAAGTATTAAAAGACTCTTCAGTTGCAAATTCTTTTTTTGCCATTATTATTTCACTCCTTTGACTTTATTATAGCATAATTTTTTTATAAAGTCAAGTTAATAATTCTCTAGTTAGAACTCCCTCTCATAGGAAGTGTTATATCTCGCAATTCTTCTACATATGGTCCGTCAATTAAGTAATTAGCTTGTTCTAAA